CAGCAGCCCAAAAGATTTGCGATTTTCTGGCCAGTGAGAACATCTTTAATAAGGTGATCATTGGTGCAGCCTGTGCTACTTTCGCTCTGTATGTTACAGCTCCGAAACATTCTCGACCTGCTATTCGCATTGTAGGCAAAACCTACGTCGACAATGGAGCATCGGGTGTCCTCAAACCTGATACACAGATCGAAATTATTGAGTACGGTGAAGAGATTCAGCCACGTGATGTATACCAAGTTTTACCTGGTGTTACAAATGCTACGTGGAAATTCCCTGAGCCCACAACCGATAATTTGTACAAGGCTATCGCTTTTCGTCAACTGCGCTTCAATGGCTTGCAGCAAGACAAGGATGTTTTGCGTGAGTACCTTGCGTTTGTGCGTGAATGTGTCAAATATTTCCCTCGTTTGGACACCGAGGTGCCAGGACATGCAGAGTGGCTGGCGACTAGAGATTATGACAGAGTGAAACGCAAGCGTAGTATTGAAGGCTGGAACGAGTTTTTGGATGAACCTTACATTAATCCAACGCGGAAAGCTTTTATCAAACGAGAGTTTACCAACAAAGGCTGGGATTCGGCACCCAGATTGGTTTGTATGCGAGAGCCCAGTGTTATAGCAGCACATGGGCCCGTGGTCAAGCATATGACCGATGCTGTGAAAAGCTTTTGTGATGGTGTTCAATCACCTTTCGTCTGGACCTCCGGTTTGAATCACGAAGAAATAGCTACCAAAATTGAGTATGCTATTGATTGTGTGAGCCGCAGTCTCTGGTTTGGCGAGAATGATTATAGCCAATACGACATGTCTCAGAATCCGATGATTCTTCGAGCTGAAGGTTTGTTTTACAAACACATGTTGAAAAACCTTACTGATGATTACCGTGTTGCGACCTTTTTGGCGGATCACGAAGATAATCAAGGTGTTTGGCCTATTTTAGGTTCCGACAAAACCGGAACATTCATTCGAGCGACCGTGACCGGCACCCGTTGCACCGGAGATGCCAAGACGACAATTGGTAATACTCTAACCAATCTTGCCCTTTTGTCTTTTGCTTATTGCAAAACCCACAAATTATCGTTGCCTGATCTTTTCCGTTTCCGTGATGGTACGCGGACTTCGTTCTTTGTGTCCGGAGATGATTCGCTGATAATTGGTGGTAAAGAGGTGCAAAACCTGGATTTGGATCCAATACAGAAATGCGGCGTTAAATGTTGCTATAAGGTAACAGATCGCATGGAGCAAGCCGAGTACTGTTCGCTGTGGTTCACATGGGGCGCAGTTGAAGGTATTAGGCAGGTGATGCCAATGCGCAAGTTTGGTAGATTATTCTCGAGAACTGTGCTTGCACCACCAGGGCGTGAAAGTTCGGGTTTACCCGCACACAAAGCCTATCATACTTTAGCTTCTGAGAAATGTGAAGCGTTTATTGACACTTTCCATTATGTGCCGAGCATGGTGCGTTATTATCGCACTTTGCAGGAGCGCCATCTTGGTGTGTCGCTGTATGATAAGGTTATTCGTCGGGTTAAAGGTCGCAGAGTTACGCGGCCAACACCCGTTCCGCCATCGCAACATGCTGAAGTACCCTATTTTCAGTACGAGAAAACATGGTCTATCTGCCCAGAGATGATTGCAGGTATTTGCGAGCGTTATGACGTATCAGCCGATTGCGTTGAAGATTTCTTCGCGTGGTTTGATAAGCTTGATTTTACCATCGATATGCAACATCCGCTACCTTGGAGGTTTGCAGAGGTGGATTGTTATTTTGACGCTGAGTCACAATTTCACATGCCATCATTTTCTTTTTTCTAATTGTGGGAGCTGGCAACTCCCAATCCAAACATCTGCCCGTACCGAAAAATAACGTATTTTATTCTGTTAACTCTTATTATTTTGTTCTCATTTTGACGACAAATACTTTGTTTGTGCAGTGTTCTTCAACATACGCAAACGACAACATGGCACTAGTCCCAGTTGCGGCTGGTGCGGGTGAGGTCTTTGAGGCACTCACTCCCGCTCAAAAGACTTTAGTCGTAGCAAGAGCTTACGACGAAGCGAAGTCCTTAGTTTCCGGGGGATATAGGGCCACGCGTGGTGCCGTTAGGTACGCGAGTGGTGCTAGGCGGAGACGGAGGCGCTTGCGAAAACGCAGGCGACGGCGGCGAAATGCTACTGTCCAAGCTCGGAACGGCTTAAACCGTTCGATAAGTTCGGCTCCTACTATGATGGCTGCCACGGCCATGACTACGACTATGCGCCAGTCGTATTCGAGGATGCTCCGTGCTTATAAGGTTACCCATCGTGAATACATTCGGGACATAAATGGTTCCGTTGGGTTTGGGCTTTTGCGCCTACCAATTAACGTTGGTAAATCGGCCACTTTTCCCTGGCTGGCACGAATTGCCCTTAACTTCGAGCAATACCGGTTCACGAGACTGAAGTTCTCGCTCAAGACACAAGCTCCGACCACAGTGCCGGGTAGCGTGATTCTAGCAATAGATTACGACCCAACTGATCCAGATCCTGTGTCCAAGGTAGATATGTTGCAGTACGAAGGTGCTACGCGATCTGCTCCTTGGAATGATTGCACAGTGATTGCTGCTCAGAAAAATATGTCTCGTTTGTCGAAATATTATGTTTCGCCTTCGAGCCCTGATAATTCAG